TGACGCCGGTAACTATCTCACACTTGATGGTAAATACCCAATGGTTGACCTGGCAATGATGAAAGAAGCCGGATTGACCACGATGATAAAATCTATTACGCCTACCAAGTATGGAGTCAGGGTTGAGTTTTACGATGCTCAGGCCGCGCTTGAGAAAATTTTACGGGCGGGCGGCGCTTACAAAGACAAGGGTGACGCAACGGTTGTCAATGTTACCATTCAAAAAGTGGCAGGATTTGACAACGTGTGATAAACTTTGAGGTGTTTGGCGGCGCTAGAGAATTCGTCAACTGTCAAGCGCCAGAGGTGATGATACACGGCCCAGCCGAAACGGGGAAAACCATCGCTGCACTTTACAAATTACATGTTGCAGCCAGCACGTACAAAAACGCCAGCATTGTCATTTGTCGCAAAACTCTAAGCAGTACCTACTCGACGGTGCTGCAAACGTTTATCAACAAAGTGCTGCCACTAGAAGATGAACTTGCCAGTTATGGCATTACAGCATACGGCGGCGAAAAACCAGAGTGGTACGATTACCCGACCGGGGCTAGAATATGGCTAGCTGGGATGGACAAGTCGAGTAAGATTCTATCAGCCGAGCACGACATCATTTACTTCAACCAGGCTGAGGAAGCGAGTCTCGACAACTGGGAGACCTGCACAACGCGCACGACGGGCCGCGCGGGGAATATGCCATACGCGCAAACCATAGGCGATATGAATCCGGCTTATCCGCAGTTTTGGTCATACCATCGGCCAAGCCTGAATATGTTTTACTCAAAGCATCAGGAAAACCCGGCGCTTTACAATCAGCACACTGGCGAGATCACAGCGCAGGGCATTCAAACAATGCTCAGGCTAGACGCATTGACTGGCTTGCGCCGAACACGTTTGAGAGACGGCAAGCCAGCATTGGCCGAGGGCGCAATATACGCCGAGTGGGACGATTCAATACATTTGATTGACGCTGACAAAGTTCCATATTTAGAGCGGTTCATCGGCGCGGCGGACTGGGGCTTTCGTCACCCTGGCGTGCTAGGAGTTTTTGGCCTGGACCACGACGGGGCTATGTATCTAGTAGCGCAGGTGTATCATACCAACCGGCAAATTGATTGGTGGTGTGAGCGGGCCGCAGAGATTGAACAAGAGTATCCCATTGAGACCTGGGCCTGTGACCCGTCCGAGCCAGCGTATATTGAGCAACTTGACGGCGAGGCGGCGTACAATCGAGTGAGGCCGGGCATTGACGCGGTACAGTCGAGGCTAAAGGACCGGCGCTTGTTTATTGTTCGTGACAGCCTGCGCTACCCAGACCAGGCATTGATAGACGACAAAAAACCATATCGGGTACAAGACGAATTTCCTGGTTATGTTTGGTCCAGCACGCGCAAGGAGCAACCGGTGAAAGAAAAAGATGACGGGATGGATATGGTGCGGTACGGCGTGGCTCGTGTAGACGGATTAGGACATGAAGAATTTCGCACAGTCCACGTTGAAGACATGCGAGTGAGGGTAGGGTACTGATGAACACTATCAAAAAAAGCTCAGTATATTTAATCTGGCTTGCCGATACGGCCTGGACTGAAATTGTCAAGGGCGCGGTTGCGTATTCGTGGTACGTTGTGAGTCGTTATGTTGATTTTGTGTGGCGAGTCCTGGCGAGGGTGAGATAATGAGCATTAAAGAAAGAATCCAAAATTCCATAGCTGAAGCCGTAGCGGGCGCAAGACTTGAGGCTATGCGCAAAGACATCGCCAAGCTAGAGGAGTCTATCGAGTTCAATGACCCCGGCGCGTCCAACTGGCAGGAGCAGGGCCAGAGCTTGACCGGCGAAACGGACGTTATCGACATCAGCGTAGCCCGCGCCAACAGCCGGTACTACGCGCGGCGCGATCCGCTATACGGACGTGCAAAGCGCCTGACTCGGAATTACACGTTCGGGCGTGGCGTCGCTTGGCGAGCGGCGGACCCTACCCCGACAATCAGAGCAAGATTCGGTACTACTACCGCGCCTGGAACAAACGGGAGTGGGACTTTGGAAACAGCGCACAAAAAGTTAGCGCTCAAGCAAAATCCTACTACCCTGATTGGAACGCCGCCGACACGTACCCCGACGATGACAGGCCCCGCGAGATGTTTTCTACTGGGGATGATAGGAGCGGTGTTGAGCATTCTACCGTAAACATAAACCGCGCCAACGATAACAGCGTTAAAACCGCTGTATACATGGCTCAACTCAGGAGCAATCGATACGGCTTGCGCGCCCTGCCTTCGTTTTATGCAGCCATAGTCTGGGCGTCCACCTACAAGGGCTTTATGGAAGATCGCGCCACCCTCACCCTGGCAGCAGCGACGTTCGCATTTAAGCAGAAAATAAAAGGCGGCAAGGCGGCGGTGGCGCGGATGGTGTCACAGTTGGGCGCTGCAACCCTGGGGCGCTATGGGGGAACCAGGGGGCGTGAGCGGTACGAAGGCGCGCAGACGATGGTTGAGAACGAATCAGCCAATTTTGAGCAACTGAATTTTGATACGCGGGCTAGCAATGGCTACACAGACGGGAGAATGCTGCGCCAGCAAGTGGCCGCGTCTACGGACATCACCGAGCCTGATTTGACGGGAGACCCCAGCGTGGGCAACCTGGCGAGCATGACGGCGATGAACGGGCCGCAGCTCAAAGGTTTTGAAAGCTGGCAGCAATTGTTCAGCGATTTCTACACCGCCGTGTTTGATTTTGTGATTCGGCAGGCTATTAAATACGACGCGCTGGACCCCACCGGCAAAGACTTGACAGTTGAGGTTGATTTTCCGCCAGTCGTCGGGCGCGATTTGTCCGAGTTAATAACGGCGATTTCTACATTGATAGGTGCGCAGAGCTTGGCCGGGCGTGAGTTTGTTTCAGCCAAGCGGCTCGCGGCGTACATCCTCACAGCATTTGGTGAAACGGATATTGAAACGGCGCTGAAAGAACTGGACCTTGAAGCGCGGGGGCCGGGTGTTGATTTTGTGGAGCCAGGTGCGTTGGCTGACAATGTGGCCGATGCGGTAGAGGTGTTGAAAGAGGCGTTGGGGAGAAAAGCTTAAACAGTGACAACCGACCGCGCCATACTCGAAGCGTCCTATGCCCTAATCCTGGCACTCGAGGCCACGACTCACCGCGCCCAGGCCACGGGCATAATCAACGACGCCGTGAGGTACGTCCAGACCGCCGCCGACGTGCTCAAGCGCAGCCGGTTTTCGTCTTCTGCCATTGTCTCGTTTCGGTCTCGTGTGTCGGGTGCAATTACACGGTCAAGCGGGCAGCTCGCACAACTGGGCTGGCTCGCGGGGGGCGGCACGGGCAAGCCGCCCGCTGACATCAAGCGTAACTATTTGGGCAAGCAACAATCGTTTCTGTCTAGCTGGATTTTGCAAATTGGCACGGCGCAGGCTATGCCGGGTGGGGCCGGCCGGGCCGAGCAATACGCCCGCAGCCTGGAGCGGGTTTATCAACTGGCTTTTGACCGTGCGGCGGCGGGAGCCATTGGCCTACCCCCGCCCCCGGCGATGCCCAAGGATTGGAGCACGGTGTGCAAGTCGGGCTGTAAGTGTTTCTGGAAAGGCCCAAGGAAAATTGACGAAGATACCTATAAACGATGGTGGACGATCACGCCGGCAGAGCACTGCCCGGATTGCCTGCGACGGGACAAGACGTGGAACCCTATTACGTACCGTAGAATTAACGGGATATGGCAGGAGGAGTTGAGCGGATGAGCACAAGCCCCCTCACGTTATCCCCCCGCCAGGTTGCCGCTATCGCCGCCGTCGCGTCGCGGGAACGTTGGGCACAGATACACGCCGAGAATGTACGAATTGACAACGTGCTGTGCGAAACGTATGGATTCAGTCGGCCTGGATACGCAAAGGGGAAGCGCGTATCGGTTGCGACATTGCGCCGGATAGTTGACAAAACGGCCTGAAATAGTGTATACTACAAAGTGACGTGACGTAACAATTTAATATCGAGCCAGTCTAACCGACCCGCTCATTTTGTCCAGGCCAGCGAAAGCCCGCCTGCGCAAAGTGAGTTTTTTTGTTTCGGAGGCGCAATGACATCACCACGCACGATAGAAAAAACTACATATACCGGGGCGGCAGCAGTGGCCGTGGTAGGCACACCGCCGGGGGGCAGCCTGCCAGGCAAGGGAACCGCTTGGGAATTGCTCTCTGTAATGCTCAAATACAGCGCAGACCCCGGCGTGGAAAACCTCACCATTACGTACAATTCAAGCGCGGGCGCTGTCTATGATATGTTGCTCAAGGCGCAGGCAATGAGCGGTGTGACCGCGCTGTGGTGGACGCCCACCGAGCGGCTTTATATTGCGCCTGGGGATTCAGTAGACATAGCACAAACTAACGCCAGCACCAGAACCTACGGCATTACGTTGACCTGGGGCGAGGTGGTGGTATGACGACAGTCCTGAACGGCGTATCAACAGCCGCAGCCCAGGCCAACGTGTTGCAAATCCAAGCCGTAAC